ATTCATGTTCAAATGGACAACTTAGTTGAAGATTTCAAAAGCATTACAGAGCAAATTGAAAGCTTTATGCAGATTAGAGATAGAAAAATTCAAGCTGTAAATGAGCAGTATGAAGAAAAAGTAGGGCCTTTAAATAAGGAGCTAGAATATATCAAAGCACAGCTAAGAGTACTGGCAGACCAGGTGCCACAGAAAGAAGCTAAAACTCAGTCTAAGATTGAATTGCTTAGTGGTAGTGTGGTCATTAAGAAACCAAAGCAAGAGCCTAAGGCTATTGAAATAGATAAATTGATAGAGTGGGCTAAAGAAAATGATTACAACGATTATTACAAAGAAGAAGTGATCGAAAAGCTACAATGGAATGAACTAAAAAAAGACATACAAGTTATTGACGGAAAGCCTATATTTGTAAATACAGGTGAGATTCTTGAAGGTGTAACCATTGAAGACAAACCAGAAGAGGTGGTGATTAAATAATGTACGGCATATGGAATAACATGAAAAAAGAGTTTCAATTCGGGATATGTGAAACAAGCAAGAAAAAGGCAACTAAAAAGCTTTTTGAAAAGATAGGTAAGGATGCTTATAAGTGGAGATTTGAAGTAAGGAAGCTTCCGGGGGTGATTAAATGAAACCTCATATAAGAGAGCGCGCCATTAAAATAGGTGAACACATAATAAAAACTGGCGACACACTTAGAGAAACTGGTGCTAAGTTTTACATAGACCGCTCTACTGTTAGGACAAGCATACTCAAACTTAAAGAAATTGATCCATCCATGTATGAAAAGGTTCAGGCAATTATGGAGCAACATAAACTTGAAGCACCACTTAAGGGTGCAATAGCAATGAGAAAAAAAATAGGAGATTACATTCCTACGCCAAAGGTAAAATGCCTACTAACTAATTGCAAGTGGAACACAGCTAAAAAATCACAAGAAAAAGGATATTGCTTTAAGGATGAAATATGTATTGGTCACAAAGAAGAAAAATTATATAGTGGCGATTACAGCGATTTTGGGGACTGTGAGACTTATGAGTATGAATATAAGGGTGAAGAATTTTATAAAGTAGGTGATTGACATATACAGATACAGCGATAAAGAAATTACAGAAATACTTAAGACGGCTATGGTAGTTGTTGATACTAGAGAACAGAAAAACAAGCACATTACAAAATGGTTCGATGACAATAATATCAAGTGGTGTAATGAAAAGCTTGACTATGGAGATTACACTATTAAGTTTTTACACCTTGGGACAGGAAGAGAAGTGCATTTACAAGATATATGCGTTGTAGAACGTAAGGCAAATCTTGAGGAACTTAGTGGAAACCTCACTCATAACAGGGATCGTTTTAATAGTGAGTTTCTGAGAGCCAAGGGAAAGATATACCTTTTAATCGAAAATGCAGACTATGGAGACATTAGAGAAATCTCACGAACACGAGATAGTCAAGGAAATATTGTAAGAGTTAATGTTTACAATACACAGTTTGATGCTAAGTCTTTTAGGGCATCGCTTGATAGTTTTGAGCACACTTATAACTTGCATGTGCATTACATGAAGAACATTGAAGATAGTGGTCAGTTTATTTATAGGACGCTAATTGCAGCACTAAGGAAGTTATTGAAAGAGGGGGTTATTTGATGGGCATACCAGTATTGGTTTTAGGTGAAAGTGGAAGTGGTAAGAGTACAAGCCTAAGAAACTTTAAAGAAGATGAAGTTGCAGTATTTAATGTAGCAGGTAAACCACTTCCTTTTAGAAAAAAACTTGAAACTTATAAGACTAGAAATTACAGCAAGATTATGAGTGGTATAGAGAAGCTAGGTAAGAAAGTGTACATAGTAGATGATAGTCAGTACCTTATGGCCTTCTCCATGTTTGATAGAGCCAAAGAAACAGGGTATGGAAAGTTTACTGATATAGCTGTAGACTTCAAAAACCTTATTACATTTGTTATTGAAAAGACACCTGATGATTGCATTGTATACTTCCTACATCATATAGAGCGTGACGATACAGGAAGAATTAAGGCAAAGACAAGCGGAAAGATGCTAGACCAGCAACTAACTTTAGAAGGTCTTTTTTCAATAGTACTTATGGCGCAGGCTAATGATGGCACTTATAAATTTATTACTCAATCAGATGGGTATACAACCTGTAAAAGCCCTATGGAAATGTTTGAACTTGAAATAGATAACGACTTAAAGATGGTTGATACAACTATCAGAGAGTATTGGCAACTGTTAAGCAATAAAAATTAAACTACAAAACAATTTTAGGAGGATTTACGCATGAGAAAACCAAACAATTTTGAAGCAACACAAGGATTAACAGATTTTGTACCATTAACTTTAGGCGGCCATGTATGCAAGATTATGTCAGTAGAAGAAAAGAAAACTTCTACAGGCAAGGATATGGTTGTAGTATCACTAGATATTGCAGAAGGTGAAGAAAAAGGATATTACGCTACACAGTATAAAAATGATAAGAGAAACCCTAAAAAGTGGGGATGTGTTGTAAATGTAGTGGTTGAGGATAAAGATGGTAATACAAACAGAGCATTTAAACAGTTTATTGAAGCATTTGAGAAATCAAATAAATGCACAGTAACATGGGGAGATAATTTTGAACAACAGTTTAAAGATAAGCTAATAGGTGGCGTATTTGGTAGAGAACAGTATAAAAACAGTAACCAAGAACTAAAATTTGCTACTAAATGCAGATGGTTTGATACAGTTGATAAGGCACGCAAAGGTATTAACCCACCTAAAGATAAGCTTTTAGAAGGTGTTTCTCAAGAAAATACAGCAGGTTTTACACCTACAACTATGGAAGAAGACGATGATCTCCCATTCTAAGCTAGACATAGCTAAGGAAGAAATAAAAGCAAGATTAAGCATAAGGCAAGTAGTAGAACACTTAACTGGTCAATCATTCGTGAGAGGGGCTATAAGATGCCCTTTTCACAATGAAAAGACTGGCAGCTTTAGATTAATAGGTAATAACTACAAGTGCTTTGGTTGTGGTGAGTACGGTGACGTATTTAGCTTTGTAATGAAGTACAACGGATTATCATTCCCAGATGCTATTAAGTGGTTAGATAGTGAGTTTCACCTGGGGCTACTTAATCAAAGAGTTACAGCAAGGCAGCAGGCAGAAGCTAGAAAACGTAAAAGAGAACAAGAGAAGAAACTTATAGAGGAACAACGTAAAAGGCTAGAGTATGACCAGATTTGTTTAGATTATCGCATATGTAATGAAGCACTAAGAAAGAACGTGCTAGAGCCTTTTTCTGATACATGGTGCTATTACATAGACTTGCAGACAGCTTTAGAACAACAGCTATGGAAAGGAGGACACTATGGAAGTTGAAAAGCTTACCGAGTTAGAGATACTGCAAGAAGAAGTGTTTTTAACTTTGTTAGATTTAGAAAGTGAAGTTGAAAAAGTTGAGTTACTAGAACGCTTAGAGAACAGGGCAAAGGAATTAAAAGTATTACAAGCCTTTAAGAGAAAATATAAGGCCTATGTTAAAGATAATGAAGAAGCTAATAAGTATGTACCCGTTGCAAATTATAGCGTTCAGCTTAGATACACAGATAAAGGCAATGTAAGTAATGTTATAGAAAATTACTTATCTATCGTTAGGAATGATGAACGTTTTAAAGGCAAATTAAGAATGAATGAACTATCAGATATGCCTGAGAAGCTTGTGAATGGAAAACTTGAATTGTGGTCAGATGTTGATGATAGCAAGGCTAGATGCTATATAGAGAAAAAATATGGCATACACAATGAAAAAAAACTGCATGATGCGCTCAATATAGTGTTCCAAGAAAATGCTTATAATCCTGTAAAAGACATTATAGAGGCTGTTAAGTGGGACGGAACTAGTAGAATATATACCCTACTTATAAAGTGGTTAGGCGTAGAAGATAGTCCGTATTCGAGAGAGGTTAGTAGGTTAATATTTGCTGGTGGTATTAATAGGCTATATAACCCAGGTTGCAAATTTGATGATATGCCAGTTTTCATTGGGGTAAAGCAAGGTGAGGGTAAGAGTACATTCGTATCATGGTTAGCTTTAAATGATGACTTTTTCAGAGAAGTAAAAGAGATTGAAGGTCAAAAGGGTGTAGAGGTGCTACAAGGCGCTTGGATTTGTGAAATGGGTGAGTTGCTTGCACTTACTAAGGCTAAAGAAGTAGAAGCTGTTAAGGCTTATATAACGTGCAGAACAGATACTTATAGAAAACCATACGAGCGCAGGACAACTAAGAACCCACGCAAGTGTATATTCATAGGGACTACCAATAAAGAACAATTCCTTACAGATAAAACAGGAAACAGACGTTTTTATCCAGTAACAGTTAACTGTAGTGGTTATGATTTGTTTGACCACAAAGAGGAGATACAAAACGATATCTTACAAGCTTGGGCAGAGGCGCTTCATTTATTCAAAGAGGGCAAACTTTCAGCATATGCAGACAGAAGCCTTTTAAAAGATATAAGAGAGCACCAGGAGACAGCTGTAGAAGATGATTACAGGGTAGGGCTAATAGAATCTTACCTTGAGAATAAGACTACTACTTGCATACTTGAATTATGGACAAATGCATTAAATGAACTTGGAAAACCAAAACCAAAGGATAGTAGTGATATAGTGTTGATTCTTAATAAGTTGGATGGATGGGAAAACACTAAAAAAACACAGAGATTTAGAGACTTCGGCGCACAAAAAGCATGGGTCAAAATGCCATTTTAAAGAGGTGGGTTTATGGATATAAAGTCACTTGATGTGCTAGCAAAGACAGGCGAACCGATGCCAAACAACCTAGAGGAATATGAAGAAAATTACTTTCTAGGTGCTAGGTATCTGTACAGACTATTTGAAGCAAAAGTAATGACTTTAGAGGACTGTAAAAGAGAAAAGCAGATACTGATTAATAGGTATGAACAGAATAAAGAATCGTGGGAATATATGTTAAGCCTGTATAGCATAAAAGATTCACTTAAACAGCTAAAAGAGCAAGGATTTAATAGTGTACTTGAATGGCAAGTGTTAGAAGAAATCAATAAAGCATTAGGGGGTAATTAATATAGCTACAACACGAAAGATAGAACGCAATATATTGCGACATAAGGTAGGAAATAGAGACCTAAGTAAGTTTTTTAGAACACCAATAAAGCCTAAGCGAGAGAGTGCATTAAAACGTGGCATTAAAAACTTATTTAGAGCACTTACAGGTAGGTGGTGAGAAGGATAATGAATCCAGGAGCTGCTAAAAACGCTAAGAAAGTTAATGAGTATGATTATTGCACAGGAAAATTTATAAGACAATTTGAAAGCATGGAAGAGGCTAGGCTATTTCACGATATTAAGCACGAAAACCTAAGAAAAGCTATTAAAAGAGGTGGCAAGATGCCTCGTAAGAAGCTTTGGTTTAGGTGGGAAGATAACTAGATAAGTCATTTTAAAACTAAAGGAGAGAGAGTATGTTTAATGTAGAAGAGGTTAAAAAGTTCAAAATTGCTGATGATGGATTGCTGGATAAGTTGAAAGAGGTACTTAAAGGTAAAGGTGAATTAGAAGGTGTTTATTTTGAATTTAATGGTATAGATTATGGATTTAATGAAGTGAAGCAGGATGATGAAATTGACGAGGGTAAATATGTTAGCGGGCGCTATCATTATCAATTAGCTTCACTCAACAAAGAAAAAGCGACATACCTGTGTCGAGAAAGTCAGTTAGATGAATATAACGTAATAGTAGAGGTAGGCTATGCGAAGAGTGGATCCTATTGGGATGGGTATGAATGGTATTATGATAAGCCTGTAATCAAAATTGTTGGCGTGAAACTTGTCCCAGAAGTGGTTATTCCAGAACATGAAGAGGTGTTTTATCAATAGTAAAATCAACTTTTTAGAAAGTGAGGTGATATCAATGATAATTTGGAAAGATGATATGCCCTACATAGTAAGAGAAATGGAAGATTTAAAATATATAGTTTCAGAAGATATCTTTGAAGCTTTAAAAGAGTTCATTGAAGATTATGTTGATAATAGCGAAGAAGTTGAAAGACTAAATGATGAAATAGAAAGTCTTGAAGATGAACTTAGTGGTTGTGAAGATGAGTGTGGAGAATTAGAAGAAGCACTTGAAGAGTTAAGAGATAAGTACTCAAATTCAAAGCAAGTCATCGAAATACTCAAAGATTTTATAGATGTTATGGATGATGCAAAAATGACTAAAGATCAGTGGTATTACTGGGATAGATTAAAGGATGCAGTGTATAGTTTATAAAATCAATTTTTTATGAAATGAGGGGTTAGGATGAAAAAGAAATTAGTATGTACTTCTGATAATAAGATATTCAGTAGAGAAGTGGAGCTTGATGTTGAACAAGGGCAGCATCAAGTAGGACTTTATATAGGCAGAAGAAACTTTTCAAAGTATGGTGTGTTAGAAGTAGGCTTAAAAATAAGCAATGAAGAGTTCGAACAACTTGTTAAGAGTGACAAATCAATCAGAAAGATGTATTTAACACATCATGAAGAAGATAGGGGCCTATTTAATGCAACTTGGTACTTTGTAATGTACGAAGATAGAGATTCCAGCTACTTTAAACCTACAAAGCTAAAGGTAGATTATAACAAGGAGCTTGTTGTTGAGATTACAGTTTCATTCCCCGATTTACCTAAGTACTACTCAAGGGTCTATGAGTATAAGTATTCAACAGATAGTAATTACCCTACAACATTAAATCACGTAGATGTAGAAGAAATATTTGAAGAAATGATTGAGAAAGGGTTGCAGGGGCTTAGTAAAGCTGAAGATGGATATATACTTGCAGAAATGTTTGATTCAGTTGGCAGCAAGTATGATTTAGATATATCATGCGTAGACGAATTATGTAGCAATGTAGTCGGTATAAGGTTTGTGTAATAAAAGTGAATTTTTATAAAACGGAGGGGCGTTATGGCTTTCGAAAAGATATGGGCTATAGGGAACTGTAGAAACTGCGATAGATGCATAACAAGCATAAAAATTAGCCCTTGTGAGTGGTGCGAACATGAAGACAGTGTAAAGTGTGACTTTTGTGGGAAGGGCAGACGTTGTAAGTTTGAATTTAAGAAACAAAGTTCAAATGAATAAAAGTAACTTTTGAGGAAGTGAAAATATGAAAATAAAAGATAATACATTGGCTGATCTACAAAGTGCTAATGTAGGGGATGTAGTAGCAACATCAAACGGAGAGCACCTTTTGATTGTACATAGAGGGAGAGTATACTCACTTGTTAATTTGGAAAGTTGTCAATTTGAGGTTATAGATGGTGAACACGAATTTATTGACATTACTATAATGCTTGATAAATATGATGTCATGAATGAGATAAGAGCCATTATTCCAAGTAACAAATTGGAATTAGAAATTAAATAAAAATAATTTTTGTTGGTGCCGACATTAATGTCGGTACCAGAACGGAGGAAAGTATGAAGGTTAAAATAGGCCAAGAAATAGAATTAGATCAAGACGTAGAATTAAAAACAGGACTTACAAATAAAACTATTACAGCTAAAGAAGGTGACAGATGTATTGTTACTGCAGGTGGTTGGCTTAGATTTACAACAGGTGCTGCAAGGGGAAAGATGATTAGAGCAGGAGAAGGCTTTGAAGTGGAAGGCTATGATACGGAGAATATGGCCAAGATTATTACAAATAGGCTAGATAGGTATTTAGGGCTTAAAGAAATACTTGAGGAGCATGATGTTGACTTAGGCGACTTTGTGGAAGAAGTTGAAGATGTGCTAAGTGACATTTTTGTATAAGAAAATCTAAGTTTTATAAGGGGATAGTATGAATCCAAAGAAAGTATCAATACATGCTGAAATGATAAAAGATAGAGCTAATAATATAATGCTAGGTGCAACACTTGTTGAAACAGAAGGGTTGCATTTAGAAGATACTAGGTATCTTAAAAATGAAGTAAGCATAATAAAAAGATATTTGGAAGTAATAGAGCAAGAGATTGAAACCATAAAATAATTTTTTTGAAGGTGGTGTTGGCACGTGAAGTACAAGATAGAAATAACAGATATTTATAAGTATGAGCTAGAAATTGATGCAGACAGCAAGACAGAAGCTATAAGAAAAGCAGAAGAGTACTATGAGAATGTGGAAGATGGAGTAACAGGTGTTGCAGATGCAAATAGCCATGAAGAAACAAGATTTAAGGTTGTGTAGTAAGCAAATAAAATAATTCTTTTACAAAAAAATAAGTACAAGTAATAGAGTACTTATACTTATTAAAAATAATTAAGCAGATAGAAGAGTGGAGAGAGTAAAACCAATAATGAAATTGAAGCTAATATTCCGTTAAATTTAATATCTTTAGCTTCACCTTTATTAACAATACTTTCGATTGCTGATAAGAGATTAAAGACAAAGACAAAGACTAAAAAAGGAGCTGTTATATATGCCACTTGTGTTAACAGAAGATACATTTTTACCTCCGATATATGTTTGATTAATAGCTTAAGTATAGCACAAAATAAAATAATAAAATAGTTTTTTGATAAGTCATCTAGGTGAATAAAATAAAACTTGCATAAGAAATAGATACATTTCTTATGCAAGTTAATTAGAGAGGGAATGCTGATAGACTTTGAGTTAATAATTCATTAGTCGAAAAGAAAGATTTAAATAATTTATATTCTATTTCATAATCTTTATTTATCGAAAGTTCGTTTAAGATAAGATTCAAGTCATCAAGTAATTCAATAGCTATAATAAGAGTATCTAAACGAATTCTATTAATAGAAGAAATATCATTATTTGCTGCATAATCAAATATTTTTGAATTAAGATTTTTTATTTTGGCATTATAGACAGATAAACTTTGACGTAGTGGTGTTGATGATTCTCCTTTTTGATCAGCAATATACAGTGATTGAGAAAGTCCGTTAAGTTGATTTTGAATATTAACAATTTCTTCATAAAAATTATTTAAGTCTTTAGTGGTATTCAATGCAGAAGCCATTAAGTATAAGGGAACGGAAAGAATAACGATAATTAACATAAATTTAGCAAAATAATATTTTTTCATAATACACCTCATATCAGCTAGTCTTTTATTATAAGGATTAGCAATACTAAAAAAAATATGTAAAAACTAGTTAGATAGAGTAAGATAAATAAAATTAGTTTTTGAACGTTTTGCCGACCTTGGCAAAATGATAGGAGGAAGTATGAGAATTAATAGTGTAGAGGATTTAGTAAGGGCAGGGCTACCATTAAGAGTAATTCATGACATAGACAAAAGAATTACAGATTGGCTAGCGTCAGGAGGCACCCTAGAAGATCCATATGTAAAGCAGCAATTTAGATACGCTGAAAAGGTTGCTGAGTCATTAAATAAAAAATAATGTTTTTGAGGAGGCGTTATGGTGATTGAGTATTCTACAAAGGCAGAGATAGCAAAAATATTATTAGCGATTCTAAAAGAACTAAAGGGCATTAGAAAAGCTTTAGAGAGTAAGTAAAAATTGATTTTGAGGAGGATAAAGAGTGTTAGAAGGATTTGTAGGAGGCTTAATAGTAGCTTGGATTTTAACAGGGTTTGAGGTAGATCTTATGCTACTAGAAGTCATTCAACCATTTCTAGATATACAATTAACCGAAAGTCACTATTATATATTGATGGCGATGATAGGCTTAGTTGGCGGAGCCTTTGGATCCAAATAAAGATTGATTTATGGAAAGGGTGTAAGCATGAAACAAGATATTAAAGAAGAAGTAGAAGTTGTACTATCATTACTTAAAACAACCATGAGTAGAAACAATCTTGTATTTGGAATAATGGTTGATAAAAAAGATGGCAATAAGTCTCAAATAGCTTTTCTAGATAAAGATAGCTTAATGCAAGGTAGACAAGATGGGATTCTGGTTAGTTTGGATGAAATGAATAAGTAGAATATATTTTTAAACGTGCACTAATAAGGCATTCATATTATTAAAAATTGTAATTAATATACCGGAGGTGTTGTTCATGAAAGAGAAATTATACACAGCAGAACGATGGGAAAAGGTTAATGCAATAAATAAAGGGTTGTTAAAGGTCTATCTAAGAAGTTTAGTGACAAAAAGGCGTAGGCCTAACACTATAAGGGAATATAAGTATGATCTACAATTCTTCTTAGTTTGGAACCTTTTATACAATGACAATATGAGTGTCTTAGATTTTAAGAAGCGTCACTTTGAAGATTACGAGTTCTTTATGATAGAAGAACGTGAGGTAAGTAATGCTAGGATCAACCGAATACTGAGTGCTATAAGGCAGATGATGTCCTATGCAGAAGATGATGATGACGAGTACGAGGATTATGTAAGGAATGTAGCTGCCAAGATTAAAGGTTTAGAAAAGAATCCTACAAAGGATGTAGCATTTCTTACAGATGAACAAATTGAACTCCTTAGAAATTACTTGTTAGAACATAAAATGTACAAGCATATGTTTCTGCTAGATGCTTTATATGACAGTGGTGCAAGGATAAATGAAATTTTTCAAATTAAGAATACTGAAACAGCTGCACAAGGTTATTTGAAAGTAGTCTGTAAAGGTGGCAGACAAGAATACATACTTCTACATGATAGAGCTAGAGAAAGCCTCAAGTTGTATTTAGATACATTAGAAGATAAAGACATATTATGGCTTACTCATTTAGGTTTGCAAGCTAAAGGACCAGACACATTAAGAACATGGGTTAATCAAATGTATAGAATACTTAAAGCATTAGATAGTACTGCACCTTATTTTACACCACATAGTTTTAGACACACTATGATTGAAAACCTGCAAAACGGAAGCCACTATCTATGTAAGAAGCTAGGTAGAGCCTTAACAGCAGAAGAGATACAAGTACTTGTACATCATAAGAGTATAGATATGACCAAAGCCTACATGAAGCCTAAAGACAACGCAATTATATTTGGTTTATTTGGAATTAATTTAGATTAATGGAGGTAACAAATGATTAAATTAGAATGTACAGATGTAATGAATATGGAGAACGCTATTAGGGGGATGAGAAATCCTATGAATAGCTGGGATAAGGGTGATAGTTATCATTGTTATGACAATTGTCCTATGAACGATATTGATTCATGCTCTGACTGTAAGTATGTTAATAATCCGGATGATTACATCTTAGGAGATAATGACCTAGACCTCGCGCAACGCCTATGCAAAGCAGGTTCAGACCATAGAAAATTCTTAAGACAGATATTTGTATCAGTAGATATTACAGCACCCCTTTATTTCTGGAAAGAGTATGACACTTATAAAGTAGGTACAACTGCTAATTCTACAAGTACAATGCATAAGATACATGCTAAAGAATTTACATTAGACGATTTTAGTTATGAAGAGATGGATATAGCAACAATTTCTTTATTGGATATCATTGTTACTAGACTAAATGAAATTAGGATGTATTATAATGCATCTAGCAGTAAGACAGCTTGGTATAGCATGATTCAACTTTTACCATCTAGCTACAATCAAATGCGTACATGTACTATGACTTATGAGAACTTAAGAAATATGTATCATGCACGTAAAAATCATAAATTAGAAGAATGGGTGGAATTTACAGAGTGGATAAAAACACTTCCTTACAGTAAGGAGTTGATAATTGGTGAATAGTTTTAAAACTGAAGAATGGGTTACTGTAAAAGGTTTTGAAAATTATAAGATTAGCAACTATGGCAGAGTTTATAGCGAATACACTAAGAAGATACTTATACCTACATTAGATAAAAATGGCTATAGAATACAAACATTATTTAGGAACAATAAAGAGCATAAGTTAAGGTCGAATAGATTAGTTGCCATGCACTTTGTCGATGGTTATAAAGATGGATTAGTTGTTAATCATATAGATGAGGATAAAACAAATGACTACTTTGAAAATCTAGAATGGTGTACCGTTAAAGAAAACAGGACTCATGGTAGTATGAGATACCATAAAATGAAAAAGATTAGCATGTTTGATTTAGATGGTGTTTATATTAGATCATTTTGTTCATTAAAAGAAGCAGGTGAGTTTTTCGGAAAAGGAATAAGTAATTTGTCAAGCCATTTAAACGGAAGACAAAAAAGTTGGTGTGGACATGTGTTTAAATATGAATAACAGTATACAGGAGTTGATTATCGGTGAATAAAGAACAAGTAGTGCATCCTGAGCATTATAACCAAGGTATTGAATGTTGGGACTACACAACGAGCCACAACATGGGGTTCCTAGATGGTAATGTGGTAAAGTATGTAACACGTTTTAGGCACAAGAATGGCTTGCAGGACTTATATAAAGCTAAGCAGTATTTAGATAAGCTTATAGAAGTAGAAGAACAAAAGATTAAAGATAAGTAGGTGATTCATTGAGTATTAAATATAGACTTAAAAATTATAGCAAGATTAATTCGCAGGTAGAGCGGCTGAGAGAGCGTATTGAAACTCTACAGGATAGAATGTATAGCCTAAAGAGTAGTAGCGATATGAGCGAAATACAAGCAAGTGGTGGCAATTCGGATAAGATAGCTACTAATGTTGCATTGCTTGCGGATCTAGAAGAGGCTTATCTGGATGAACTTAATAAGTTACTAGAGGAACAGGTATACATAGAAACTATGATTAAGGAGCTAGAGCCAGTAGAGAGATTGCTTATTAGAGCGAGATATATTGATGGCCTACCATGGGAGCATATTTGCAATATAATCGGATACAGTTGGGCACAGACTCACAGAATACATAGTGATGCTCTTGACAAGTTGGGAAATATTGCACAGGCTAGTAAGTAAATAATGATTGCACAATCTGCGTTTAAAGCATGTAGCGTGTGTTGTGCTTTTAGTGAGATATGGCTTAAAGTCAGTAATATCAATGGATACAACAAATCATTATGCAAAATACACAACGGTTACACGGTTACAAACCAGTTACACTACTTCTCTATATATATTATATACTCTAACCCTTGATAATGTTGGTGTTTATATATATAGTAATATTGTACATGTAACTTGTAACTGATGTAACCACTTTTTAAAGACTTTAAAAAAGTATAAAAATGTTATTGGAAATAGTTTGATTTTGTAAAAATTATAAAAGTCTTGGGAAAAGCAGTTTATGGTTACAATTCTTAATTAAACATACCTCAAAGTATTGATATTACTAGCTTTGAACGTGTAACCAATTCCGTAACTGAAAAAGATGATACACTATGATACACTCAAATGTGCTATTATGGTATTAGGAAATAATAACTTGAAAACATAATTAAAAAAGGCACTTTGGTTTTACACTAGAGTGCTTTTTTTCGTGGAAAGAAGGTGACATTGTGAGTTTAACACCAAAACAAGAAAAATTTGTTCAGGGGATTGTAAGTGGATTAAGCCAAAGAGAAGCTTATAAGCAAGCTTACAATGCCGCTAAGATGAAAGATAAAAGCATAGATGAAAAGGCATCAGAATTATTTAGAAACGTCAAGATTAAGTCAAGGTATGATGAAATAATATCTGAGTACAAAGAAGAATCTAAGTATAGTCGTAAGCAAATGGAAGAGGACTTAATTTGGGTAAAGAATGAAGCTAAGAGAGATATACAAACAAATGGGATTAATAAGTCTAATGGGAATGTATTTATAAGCTCCATCAAAGAGCTAGGCAATTTAAATGATCTGTACCCATGTAAAAAACAGCAAATTGAGCATAGTGGCAATATCAATAATCCATTCGCTAACTTATCTGAAGAACAGCTACTTGAAATTGTAAAAACACAATAAAAAGCACAGTTATACTAAGATTTTACTTGGCTGATTATGAGAGGTATTGAAAAATCAAGGTTTGTAAATAAAAATAACCACATATAATTTTTTGTTATCTGTGGTAGTTGACATATGAAAGGTGGTCAATACATGTGCAAAACATAGATAGTAAATTAATAACTTTAGGAGCTAAAACTGAACTTGCAAGGCGTAAGTTCTTTTTTTATTGCAACTTAATGGCTCCTGATTTTTATAAATATGATAGGCAATACCTGGTAGACTTATGTAACGACCTGCAGGACTTTTATTATAGTGATGATGAAGTATTGATTGTAAATACGCCACCTAGGCATGGGAAGTCTAGGACCGCGAGCTTATTTGTTGAGTGGTTGTTAGGCAAGAATAAGAATGAAAAGATTATGACAGGCTCATACAACGAAACGTTATCAACTATGTTTTCAAAGAATGTTAGAAATGATATCCAAGAAGAAAAAGCTGACAAGTATAAGCCAGTTTATTCAGATGTATTCCCAGAAACACGTATCAAGCGTGGAGATGGTGCCATGAATCTTTGGTCTTTAGAGGGTGGATATAATAACTACTTAGCTACCTCACCTACAGGAACAGCAACAGGGTTTGGTGCTTCACTTCTAGTAATAGACGACTTAATTAAAAATGCAGAAGAGGCCTATAATGAGGGCGTACTTGAGAAACATTGGGATTGGTTTACTAATACAATGCTATCAAGACTAGAAGAGGGTGGAAAGATTATTATCATCATGACAAGATGGGCTAGTGGTGATTTAGCAGGTAAAGCATTAAAACACTTCAAAGATCAAGGTGTAAAAGTAAAGCATATTAGCATGAAGGCTATGCAAGATGATGGCACAATGCTATGTGAAGAAGTCCTTAGTAAGAAGTCTTACATGATGAAGGTTGCAGCTATGGGAGAAGATATAGCAAGCGCTAACTATCAGCAAGTACCGATTGACTTAAAAGGATGTTTATATTCTAGCTTTAAGACATATATACAAGCACATTATGAACAGTTTGAAAGCATAAAAGCTTATATAGATACAGCAGATACAGGAGCAGATTATTTATGTTGTATTATCTATGGCGTATACAATAAAGAAGCTTATGTATTAGATGTTTATTATACAAAGGATGCTATGGAAGTAACAGAGACTGAAACTGCTAGAAGATTGTTTGAGCATGGTGTTAATATATCTGATATAGAAAGTAATAATGGCGGTCGAGGGTTCGCTAGGTCAGTAGAGCGCATATTAAAAGATGAATTCAAATCGAATAAAACAAAGATTAAATGGTTCCATCAATCCAAGAATAAGGTTGCTAGAATATTAAGCAACAGTACATGGGTTATGGACCATATTTATTTTCCTGTAAATTGGCGAGATAGATGGCCAGAGTATTATAAAGCTATGATTAGTTATCAGCGTGAAGGTAAAAACAAGCATGATGATGCTCCTGATGCAACAACAGGTGTAGCAGAACAGTGTGTAGCTAAGACAGGAATGAGAATATTAAAGCCGAAAGGAGGCATATAAGATGGAGCTAGAAGTAATAAAAAAGCTTATAGATAGTTCAAGGATTGAGCATGATAAGTTTATAGAAAAAGCAAATGTAGCAGAAGCATACTATAAGGGTAATAATGACATCTTAGAAAAGAGAAGCCCATCGAATGAGGTGCAAAGTAGAAGTGATAATCCGCTTAGAACAGCTGATAATCGTATAACCCATAACTGGCACGGTCTTCTAGTTAATCAGAAGGCTTCCTATATGTTTACATATCCACCTCTATTTGATACAGGGGATAAAGAACTGAATGAGTTTATTGCTGAAGTACTTGGAGACGAGTATCCAAAAGAGTGTAATACACTTGGTGTAAATGCTGATAATTGTGGATTAGCATGGCTTCATGTTTGGATTGATGAGACTAATTCATTTCAATATGCTAACGTAGACCCTAAACAGATTACACCTGTGTACAGTAGTGATTTAAAGAAAAGACTCATTGCTGTTCTAAGGACCTATAAATCATTAGATGATACAGGAGAAAAATGTACAGTTTATGAGTACTGGACAGATAAAGAGTGCTACAGATTTAGTTCAAAAGATGGCAATACAAGTAACATAGTAGCATTCAATTCTTTTGAAAAGAAAAACCTAGATACAGGTGATATAGAGCAGACTAATGTATATCCTCACAACTTTGGTGAAGTGCCTTTTATTGAGTTTCCGAACAATAGCTTTAAAATATCTAATCTCGATAACATTAAAAAGCTGGTTGATGTTTACGATAAAGTATTCTCAGGATATGTAAATGATATTGAGGATATACAGGAAGTTATCTTTGTGCTTACTAACTATGGTGGTGCAGATCTAGATGAGTTCCTAGGAAGTCTTAAGAGATATAAAACAGTAGACTTGCAGAACGATGGACCAGACGATAAGTCAGGTCTTAATCCTATGACGATTGATATACCTGTAGAGGCTAGAAACAAACTACTTGAAATTACGCGCAAGGCCATTTTTGTACAAGGACAAGGTATTGACCCTGAAAGACAAGAGTTTGGTAATGTATCAGGTGTAGCTTTAAAGTTTGTCTATAGTTTATTAGAGTTAAAGGCTGGTATGACAGAGACAGAGTTTAGGCTAGGTTTTGGAAGGTTAGTAAGAATGATTGCTAAACACCTTGGCAAACCAGTCAAAAAGCTTACACAAACATGGACACGTAATATGATAACAAATGATGTTGAGACAGCTGAAATAGCTTCACAAAGTAGTAGTGATTTTAAGGTAAGCAATAGAACATTGCTTACTAACCATCCATGGGTAGAGGATGTTGAAGATGAATTAAAACAGCTGGAAGAAGACAAAAAGAAAAAACTTGAATACGAACAAAAAGCATTTGGTTCATATGATTTCAAGCAAGGGAATGGTATAGATGGCCAAGAAGAGGACTAATCAATATTGGATTGAACGCTCTAATCAATTACTCGCTAGTATGCACCAGCAGTCAACACCTTATGTGCACGAGATTAATAAGTACTATGATAAGGCTTTAAAAGACTTGCAGAAGGATATCAATAAGATATTCCAAGTATATGCTAATAATTATAATCTTACGCGCGCAGAGGCTAAGAGATTGTTGAATACTAAGATAAGTACTAGAGAAATAGAACATCTTAGAAGAGAAATCAGTCAGATAGCTAATGCTGAACTTAAGAAGTCCTTGCTTGCACAGCTTAATGCAAGTGCATATAGAGCACGTATAAGCAGAATAGAGGCGCTTAAGCAGTCTATACAAGTACATTATAGTAAGGTGGCAGACAAACAGCTTACACTAAGCAAAACAGCCTATATGAGTACTATTGAAGAGAGTTACTACATGACAGCATACAATCTTCAAAAAGGTATTGATATAGGCTTTAATATTGCACAAATACCTACTGAAACGGTTAAGGCTATACTTAATACTAATTGGAGTGGAAAACTTTACAGTCAGCGTGTTTGGGGTAATTCTCAGCACACTATAGACTCTATAGCAGAAACACTTACAAGCGGCTTTATAAGTGGTAAAAGCGTTCCAAGAATGGTAAAAGAGATTCAAGAATTAACACAGTATGGGAAGTATGCAGCAGAAAGGCTTATTCGTACTGAGTGTACTTTCTTCTCTAATCAGGGTGCTATGGAAAGTTACAGGGAATGCGAAGTAGAAAAGTATATCTTTGTTGCTACTTTGGATAACCGTACTTCTAAGAAATGCCAAAAGCATGATAGAAAAGTCTATGAAGTAGCTAAGGCTATGCCTGGTAAAAACCTTCCACCACTTCATACATGGTGCAGGTCAACTACAAGAGCTTACTTAGGTGAAAAGTATATGAGAAATATCAAGCGTAGAGCAAGAGATCCTGAGACAGGAAGAACTTACTTAGTAGGTAATATGAACTATAAAGAATGGGAAAATACATTTGCTAAAGGAGATTAGGCTGTGAATTTTGGATTAGCATTAGAAGCACTAAAAGATGGTAAAAAAGTAGCACGTAAAGGCTGGAATGGAAAAGGATTATGGGTAAGCATATTTAAAGCATACACACATACTCAAGTAGCTATACAAAACCACGAAGCCAATATTCATCCTATACTAATTATAAAAAATGCAGATGGAGGCTTTGCTACATGGGTTCCTAGTATTACAGATTTATTCGCAGAAGATTGGAGTGTAGTTGATTAACTATCACTCTTAACAGGGTGCTTTTTATATGCCAATCTAACAAGTTTTAGAGTTGGAATCAGCTTTAGTATTGCTAAGGCTGTTTTTTATTGCCTTTTTATAGCTGTAGGCGTAAAAGAATAGCTAAATAACCTTATCGTGAAGCGACCACGTATAAAAGCGTACAGGAGGAAAAGAAATGAATAGATTTAAAGAGTTTTTAAAGTCTTTAGGGTACACAGATGAACAAATAACAGCTGTAGTAAATGGGATGAAGGAGCAGAAGATTTACTTAAGTAACGAGGAAAATATTGATGAACGTTATACCAAGCTAAAAGGAAAGTATGAGACCCAAAAGACAGAACTTAAGACAGCTAATGATACCATTACAGAACTTAAGAAAAACAATCCTGATGTAGAAGGATTACAGACAAAAATTAAAGAGTATGAAAAAACTATTGAAACAATGGGAAAAGATGCACAGCAAAAAGAATTTGACTTAGCACTTGAAAATGAGCTTATCAAATTGAATGTTCATAGTACCAGAGCTGCTAGAGCAGAACTTGATATGGATAAAATCACATATGAAAATGGTCAGTTTACAGGGCTTAAAGAGCAGACGGATACATGGGCTCAAGAAAAAGCATTCTTAATCAAAACGGGTGCTACTCATACTCATTACAATCCAGCAGGTGGTGGCGACCCTGATACAAAAGGATATGCCGCACAAATTGCCGCACAAAGAAATAGTGGAGCAGAACAAACACAATTACAAAACAATCCTTATGCTAATGCATGGGGTTAAGAAGGAGGTCAATTTAAATGTATTACAAAGAAATTAAAAGAGATAACTCACCGGAATTTTTAGCAAGTGAAAAGTATGTAAATTTTACGACTACCATTAGCGATGTGGGTGTTGAAGCAGATGAACATGGACGTAAGTATGTTCTTGCAGGAACAGTTATTGGCGTAGACGGTAAAGAATCAACAGCTGAAGGTGTAGCTGAGAATGCAGTGGCAGGCATTTTATTTGCTACTGTAGATGTAACTTATGGACCACAACCAGGTGCGCTTATGGTAGAGGGATATGTCATTGAAGCAAGGTTAAAACAAGCCATTGATAATAGTGGAGCACTTGCAGAACAAATTAAAACATCATTAGGGACTACTTGCCCTAAAATCACATTACGATAGGAGGCTCATAATATGCCAAGAATTGAAGAATTATTATCATTAAGAGAATTAGTGGATTATACACAAACAAGACAATTCCCACCACTTATGGGGGAAGTATTATTCCCAGAACAAAAGATTGATGCTTTAGAAATTGAAATGTTAAAAGGTGCAAACAATTTACCAGTAGCAGCTTCAGTACACTCATTCGATACTGAAACAGAAATTGCTTCTCGTGAAGGAATCAATGCAGCTATTCAAGATCTTGCATTGATTAAGCGTAAACAAAAGATTTCTGAAAAAGAGCTTATTGCGCTTAATGCACCACGTAGTAAACAAGAAGAAAAACAAGTCATTGCTCGTATCTTTAATGATGTAGATGGTCTTGTGAATGGTGTAAGAGCACGTGTTGAAGCACTTCGTATGGAAGCACTAGGTACAGGTAAAATCGTATTAAATGAAAATGGCGTAAAAGGTACAATTGACTTTGGTGTTCCTAGTGGACAAAAGAGTTCTAAAACATGGTTAAGTGCTACACCGGATATCTTAAAAGATATTACAGATATGGTGAATGCAGTTGTAACTGGAAGTGGTTTCAGACCTACAAGAGCACTTACTTCTCAAAAAATCTTAAACGGCATTCTTAAAGATGAAAGAATCCGCAAAGCTATGTATGGTGTGAACTCTGAAAAAGTTGCAAACTTAAATGACCTTAACCAATTACTTGTATCACAAGGTCTTCCAAAAATCGCTACATACGATGGTATGTATCGTACACAGAATGCAAAAGGTGAATATGTAACAAAACGTTACTTTAAAGAAGACTCGTTCGTACTTATGCCAGAAGGTAAACTTGGTGATACATTCTATGGTCTTACAGCTGAAGAAGTTCGACTTAGAAACACACCAGGTGTAGATATTGAGATGTTTGGAAATATCTTAGCACAACACTATACAACCAATGATCCAGTTGCAGAGTGGATTAAAGCAGTGGCTACAGCAATGCCTTCATTCCCAGCTGCAAATCAAATTTATATTGCAACAATTAGCTAAGAGGTGGCACGTGCTGCCTCTTTATTTGTGAGGTGTACAAGATAATGGATATGGAGCAGGTTAGAAAATTAAAGGAAAGAATACCAGAGTTATCCATAGATGATAGTAAAGATTTTATGTTAATACAGCTACTTGAAGATGCAGAAAGTAGTATTTTGGATTATACAAATAGAACTACGATAATACCAGAAATCAAGCCTATTCAAAGAGAGTTAGCATTAATCTATTACAACAGGATTGGATTAGAGGGTATAGCTTCGCAGAGTCAAGGTGGTATTTCTATCCAAGTATCTGATGGACTTCCTAAAGAAATTAAATCTAGACTTAATCGTTATAGGAAGGTGAGGTTTAGATGAGGTTACTTGGACTTAAGCTGTATAAACTTAAAAAAGGTATCTATGAGAAAGACGATGAACTCAATGATATATTAGTTGGGTATGAACAAGTAGGCATGATACAAGCGAGTATACAGCCTTGCAGAGGCATTGTTAAAGCACAACTATATGGTGAAGAGATTACTCAATATCTTTCGGTTATGATGTATCCTAATGTATTAGTTGAAGAAGGTCTTTTTATTGAGCATGAAGGTATCCACTACAAAATACAGCCCATATCAAAATGGAAACATTGGTCGTTTGATATGAAGGCGGTGGTTTAATGAGTGTAAATATTAAAGGACTTGATAGTCTACTCAGTAAGATTAATCAACTAGGTGGTTCATCGGACAAGGCACTCGATAAAGCCATTATGAAAGCAGGAAAGCTTGTAGAAGATGATGCCAAAGATTTATGCATCGTTAAAACAGGAAGACTTAGAAATAGTATACACACTAAACTAGGTGGTTCGAGTGATGCGTATACCTATAAAGATAATAATGGAAATGAGTTTAGTGGAGGATTAGCGAACCTAGGGCAAGTTCATACAGCTATAGTTGGCACAAACGTAGAATATGCAGCGTATGTAGAATGTGGAACTGGTAAAAGAGGAGAAGCTTCTCCAAGTCCGCCTAAATATCCAGGTGCTCGTTATAGAGAAGACTGGTCAGGTCAAGAGGCGAAGCCTTTTTTATGGCCTGCCTTAAATCAAAATAAAGACAATATACAAGAACTTATAACAGATGATTTAAAAAAAGAAATAAGGAGGCTGAGTCGATGATTTATGATGCTAAGTCTCAAGTAGCAAAAAAATTAGCTACTATACAAAATGTTAATGTCTCAAGTTCAACTAAAAAGGGGCTTAAAACGATTCCGTGTATTGTGTATAAGGAAATGGACAATAAACTGACAGACCCATACCATCGATTCCAAGATGTTGTTTATAGTATAGATATATTCAATACGACAAGCACGAGTAAGTTAGCGAATGAAGTGGATGAAAAGCTATCTGAATTAGGCTTAAAGAGAACAACTTGTATTGATATGGATGATGGAGAACTTAGACATAAGCATATGAAGTTTAAAGGAACCATAGATACAAAAACCGAATTGGTTTATCAATAGAAAGGAGAAAGAGTTATGAAATTAAACCTACAATTTTTCGCAGGCATGGCTGCAACAGGTACAAAGATAGGCTATGCGGCAACTAGTTCTGGTCCATATACAGAAATACCTGGGTTATTAGAAGTACCAGAAATCGGTGGAGATCCTGAGAAAATCGACACAACTACACTTACAGACACGGTAAAAACATCAGTACCAGGAGTTAAGGATTTAGGGGATTTAACTTTTAAATTCTTATATGATACTGAAACATTTAAAAAGCTCAATGAACTTAAAGGTAAACAGTCTTTCAGGGTAACATTTCCGGATAAGATGACCGTTACTTTTGATGCTATACCTAATGTGAAAATGGGTAGTGCGGCTGTAAATGCAGCCTTAACCTTTACAATTGGAATGAGCTTACAATCAGCACCTGAATTTGGAACAGAAAGCTAGGGAAATACGCCTAGCTTTTTTTATTTTATCAATAGAAAGGATGTAGAAAGATGAATTATGTAGCTTTTAATGTGGGAGATAAAGAGCTTAAATTGAAGCTTGATGCAAAGAATACGGTAGCACTTGAAAGGGTAGTCGGTACAAATCCTTTGAATGAGCTTATGAAGTGCGCACAAGGACAATTGCCAACTTTAGACTTTGCAATTACTACACTTCATGCATCATTACAAAAGTTAGAACATGGATATACGCTTAACAAAGTATATGATTTGTATGATGAGTATGTAGAAGATGGGCATTCATTAGTGGATTTAATTCCAATCCTTATGGAGGTATTCAAAGCAGCAGGATTTATTCCTAAAGATGAAGAACAGGGGGAATAGAAGGCGGACAAGATCCGCCGAAAACATTAGAAGAAATCTTTAATAGCTTATACAAGGTATCTATACGAAGTGGAATTAAACCTTATGAATTTTGGGATATGACGTTAGGTGAAATTATAGACACAGTAGAGGCCTACGATGACAACAAGTTAGATGAAATGAAGTATAACGCTATGCTAGCTTATCAGACTGGAAGATTAGTAGCTATAGGTGTAGGGAATGCATTTGGTGGTGGAGAATTCCCACAAATACATGAGATATTCCCTGGATTATTTGAAGCGCCTAAAGTTGTTCAGCAGGATAGCGAACTCATGAAAGCAAGAATAATGGCCTATGCAGAAGCTTGGAAGAAAAAACAGTAAGGAGGTGATAGCATGACACTTGAAGAATTGCAGGTTGTAATCAGTGCTACAACTAAACCACTACAAAATGAACTTAAGAAAGTGAGTACACAGTTAAAAGGGTTAGAGAATGTAACAAACAAGTCTATGAGTGGCCTACAAAAGAGTGTAGATAAAACTGCATCTAGTGTAGGTAAAGTCTTTGGTAAATTAAGAACAACACTTATAGCATTAGGTATAGGTAAGGCGCTTAAAGACAGCTTTAATTTAGCAAGAACCTATGAAGCGAGTGTACAACAAGTGAATCGTCTATTTGGACTATATAGTGGTGCCTTAGAAAAATGGGTACAGCAGAATGCTAAAACATTCGGTATGGCACGTGCTGACGCTATGAAATATGCATCCGTATATGGCAATTTAGTAAGGTCTTTTGAACAAGATGGGGCTAAAATGACCCAATACACCACTGATTTAATGAAAGCTACTACTATTATTGCCAGTAGCACAGGAAGAACAGTAGCCGATGTAAGTGAGAGAATTCGTAGTGGTATTTTAGGTAATACAGAGGCTATTGAGGATTTAGGCATTTATGCTCAAGTTGCTATGCTTAAGACTACTAATGCATTTAAACAGATTGCAAATGGCCGTAGTTGGGAGCAACTGACCTTCCAAGAACAGCAACAAATCAGGGTGATGAGTATACTGGAACAAACCAGTAATCAGTTTGGTGATAGCATACAAAATAACATGAACTATCAACTTATGCAGTTAACAGCAACGCTTAAGAATGTAGCACTTAATATAGGTCAAGCTTTTATGCCTATAGTGAGTGTAGTAGTACCTATTCTTAATACCATGGCGAATGCTTTAGAAGTTGTAACAGCTAAGTTAGCAACCTTTATGAATGCTTTATTCGGTACTAATTTCAATGCAGGTGCAGGAGCAAATGCAAGTACAAGTCAAGGCTTTACTAATATGGGTGTAGAGGCTCAAAAAGCAGGAGAAGAAGCTGAGAAAGCAGGCAAAAAGGCTAAAGGTGCGCTCATGGGATTTGATGAAGTAAACACATTAAATCTTGGCAAAGATGGTGGTTCTGGCGCAGGTGCAAGTGGTGGTAATACTGGTGGCATAGTAGAAACTATAGCTCCTGTAGAGAATAAATTAGAAACAGCAGCAACTACTTTTGCAGATAGATTAAAAGCGGAGCTAGAAAGACTTAAAGCACTATTTAAAGAAGGTTTTGAAATAGGTATAGGTGGAGACTGGAAAGAAAGACTAGAGGAACTACAAAGTTTTATTCCCCGTATTAAAGAATCACTAGCTGATATATTTGATATGGATGTAACGGAATCACTTAAATCTATGATGGACTCTATAGTAGTAGCAATAGGTAAATATACAGGAGCATTTTTAAGTGTAGGAATTACATTAGCAACTAACCTAATGGGTGGAATCACTCAGTATATTGAGCAAAATACAGAGTATATCCGTGAAAGAATTTCAGGTATTGTAACTTCAATACAAGGAATAGCTGATACATTAGGCAACTGGTTTGCTACTATAGCCGATATATTTAAGGTATTTGGCAATGAGGATGGACAACAAATAACAGCTAATATTATTGGTATATTTAATAATGCATTCCTAGGCGTTATAGATTTAGCACTAAGGTTTGGTAAAGATGTTTTAGATACAATACTAGGTCCTATTATGGATAATGCGGAGAGTATAAAACTAGCTATCGAAAATACTCTTAAACCTGTAGCAACTATGACAGGTGCTCTTAAAGACTTAATTACGAATACATTCGAAAAGATATTTGAAGCATATGAGCAGTATATATCACCTGCATATAAGAATATGAGAGAAGGCTTTGATAAGATTGTAAAAGCGTTCTTAAATGCCTATAACACATACTTAGCACCTACAATAGATAAAATGGCTAAAAAATGGAGCGAATTTTATAGCAATACACTTCAACCAGTAATCAATAAAGCTATTGATGTACTTGGTAAATTAGGATTAGCATTTAGTGAATTATGGAATAACTGTATAGCTCCTTTTGTAGCGTGGTTTATAGATTACGCAACTCCATTTCTTTCAGGTTCCTTTGAAATGATTAGTACAGCATTTCAAATAGTAGCAACCGCCATAACAGAGCATGTTGGAATATTACTAGATATATTTGGTGGTCTTATAGACTTCATATCAGGTGTATTTAAAGGTGACTGGGATAAAGCTTGGAATGGTATCAAAGATATATTTGAGGCATGCACAAGTTCTTTTGAAAAGATAATAAAAAATCCTTTAATGCAAGGTCTTGA